GTTGCAACCGGGGCAGGTGACCGCGTTGTCGGCGGTGACGAGCTTGACGACCGACGACGTGTTTCCGGTGGTTGATAATCCGTCGAGTGCGACGGCGGCGAACAAGATTACTTACGGCAATTTGGTGACGGCGATGTCGGCCAGTCTTGCGCCAGGTTTGGTGTTGGTGAAGACACAGGCAATCGGCACAGCCGTCGCATCGGTGGAAGTGACTGGAGCCTTCTCAAGTACATACGACAACTATCGGATTGTCATAACGACGGACAGCGCAAGCACTGATGAATCACTCCTATTGACGCTCGGATCATCAGTTGCTTCGTACTACTACGCTAATTGGCAGATGAACTTCACTGTCGCTTACGGCGAGATCAAGGCTACTAACACTTCATCATGGCGGCTTGGATCAGTTGATGGAGCGAACGGAGCATACGCAATCGTTGACGTAATCAGACCATTTGAGGCGAGACCAACAAATGCTTCTTGGACGAATGTGTACGCCGATACAAATGGAACGGCTTGGATAGGTGGTGGATTCCACAATTCGTCCACCTCATACACGTCGTTCACCGTCAAACCGGGCTCGGGAACAATTACCGGCGGCACGATTCGCGTCTATGGATATAGGAACTCATAATGGAACCCGAACGACCCAACATCCAAATCGATGATCTAGTGCGCCCTATGACAGACGAGGAATACGAAGCGTTGCTCGCGTCAGGTTGGACTCTTGAATCAACCGAGGTAACTGATGGCGATTGACTTCCCCAACTCCCCCACCACCGGCCAAATCTTTACGTCGGGCGACAAGTCGTGGATTTGGGACGGAACCGTCTGGAAAGCCTACGGTGCGTCCCTGTCCCCAACCGTACTGAAAGTGGACTCGACGAACACGCGGGTTGGTATCAACAACCAGTCCCCGGCGTACACGTTGGATGTCAACGGGACGGTCGAGGCCACCCAGTTCATTCAGGGTACGGACTATTTGACTCCGTATACGGGGTTCCGTAATGCGATCATCAACGGCGACTTCCGCATCAACCAGCGAGCATGGTCGTCGTCCACGGCAAGCACCACTTATGGTTATGACCGCTGGAAAGTATTCAATGTCGGTGGCACAGTCACCATGTCAAGCCAGTCCTTTACGGTTGGTTCACCTGCCGCCACAGGTTATGAGTCTCCCAATTTTGTCCGACTTGTGACGGCAAGTCAGTCGGCATCTGGAGATTACGCCGTCCTTCAACAGCCCATTGAGGATGCTAGAACATTCGCCAACAGCACGGTTACGATTTCGTTTTGGGCAAAAGCGGCTAGCGGTACACCCAAAGTTGCTGTTGAACTAGCACAGGTATTTGGAACTGGTGGTAGCCCATCGGCAGATGTCAACACTCTTGGTGGTCAAGTAACGCTTTCTACATCATGGGTTCGCTATTCGGTTACTATGACCGTCCCTAACATCAATGGCAAAACGTTTGGCACGACAGCAAACACCAGTAGCCTAAACTGTAACCTGTGGGTTTCGGCAGGAAGCACCTTCAATGCGCGACTAAATAGCATTGGCATCCAGAACAACACCTTCGACTTCTGGGGTGTTCAGGTTGAGCGTGGGTCGGTGGCAACACCGTTCGAGCAGAGGCCGATCGGCGCAGAGTTGGCGTTGTGCCAGCGGTACTACTTTCGTGAAACAGATACCGCAATCCCTATGTGGCCCGACCAAAATGGCACGGGAAGTACCAATAGGTATTGCAACATACAGTTTCCAGTAAGAATGAGAACAAATACCTACACGGCATCGGGTAATTCTGGTGCTGGTGCGTTGAGTGTGTATTACAAGGCTGTTACTAATTGTTCCTTTTCTCGTACTTCAGGCGGCAATAGTTTTGGAACAGACTTGTGGAACTTTGTCATTGATGGAGAGTTTTGATGTACGGGACATTTACAACAACACGCGGCGAACAATACATAGTGCGTCTAGAAGATGTTGCGTTTATCTCAATGGACGAATCATGCCGCGACTACCGTGCCTATCTAGCATGGCTAGAAGAAGGCAACACCCCCGAAGAATGGCAGGCTGAATAATGGCTCGTAACGCACTCATACAAATACGGCGTGATACCGCCGCTAACTGGACCTCAGTTAACCCAACTCTTGCCGCTGGTGAGATGGGGTTTGAAACAGATACTGGCAAGTTCAAAATCGGCACTGGTTCTACAGCGTGGACCAGCCTTTCTTATGCCACAACAATTCCTTCTAATACCGTGACTAGCGCAATGATTGTTGATGGCACTATTGTTGACGGGGATATTAACGCTTCGGCGGCTATCGCCCCATCTAAAGTTGCAGGCGTTTTCATTACTGGTGACAGTTCTAATAACACTATTACTATTTCAACATCATCACCAACCGGGGGTAACGATGGGGATGTCTGGATGGTTTATTCCTGATGTCTCATCTTACTAAAGTCGCTGGTACTTGGCGAAATTCAAAGCCTTATACGAAAGTTGCTGGTACATGGAAGTTGGCTGACTATGTTTACAACAAGGTTGGCGGAAGGTGGTATACCTCTTTTGTTAAGGGTGGTTTGGTTGATAAGTCTTGGGATGATAGGGACCAGACAGGAGTGTTTGGTACTGGTGCTGGTACTGGTTCTGTTTACGCAATAGCATTTCAGTCTGACGGTAAAATCCTTGTTGGTGGTTATTTCACTTCTTGGAACGGTACGACCGTAGGTAATATTGTTCGTTTAAATGCTGACGGCACTAGAGATACTGCATTTACAACAAACACTGGTACTGGTGCTAATAGTTATATTCTTTCTGTAGCAATTCAGTCTGACGGTAAAATCCTTGTAGGTGGTGAATTTAGTTCTTGGAACGGCACAGCAGTAAATTATATTGTTAGATTAAACTCTGACGGTACTAGAGACACTGCATTTACTACTAACACTGGTACTGGTGCTGATGATTATATTTTTTCTGTAGCAATTCAATCTGACGGCAAAATCCTTGTAGGTGGTTTTTTTGGTGCTTGGAACGGTACGACCGTAGGTCGTATTGTTAGATTAAACTCTGACGGTACTAGAGACACTGCATTTACTACTAACACTGGTACTGGTGCTGATGATTATATTTTTTCTGTAGCAATTCAATCTGACGGTAAAATACTTCTTGGTGGTTATTTCACTTCTTGGAACGGTACGACTGTAAACCGTACTGCTCGTTTGAATTCTGACGGCACTAGAGACACTGCATTTACTACTAACACTGGTACTGGTGCTAATAATGTTATTTATACAATCGCAATTCAATCTGACGGCAAAATCCTTGTAGGTGGTAATTTTAGTGCTTGGAACGGTACGACTGTAGGTCGTATTGTTAGATTAAATTCTGATGGTACTAGAGATACTGCGTTTACTACTAATACTGGTACTGGTGCTGATAGTTCTATTGAAACAATCGCAATTCAGTCTGACGGTAAAATCCTTGTTGGTGGTTATTTCACTTCTTGGAACGGTACAGCAGTAAATTATATTGTTCGCTTGAACTCTGACGGTACTAGAGATACTGCATTTACAACAAACACTGGTACTGGTGCTAATAGTTCTATTGAAACAATCGCAATTCAGTCTGATGGCAAAAGTCTTGTTGGTGGTTTTTTTGGTTCTTGGAATGGTACAGCAGTAGGTCGTATTGTTCGTTTAAATAGTGATGGCACTAGTTATGAAACATTATCTGCTTTTGCTACTAGTACGACCACTTGTGTAGCAATTCTTCTGATGGCGCTATGGATACTGCGTTTACAACCAATACTGGTACTGGTGCTAATAGTTCTATTCTTTCTGTAGCAATTCAATCTGACGGTAAAATCCTTGTTGGTGGTAGTTTCACTACTTGGAACGGTACGACTGTAAACCGTATTGTTCGTTTAAATAGTGATGGTACTAGAGATACTGCATTTACTACTAATACTGGTACTGGTGCTAATACTACTATTGAAACAATCGCAATCCAGTCTGACGGAAAAATAATTGTTGGTGGTAGTTTTACTATTTGGAACGGTGCGACTGTAGGTTTTATTGTTCGTTTAAATAGTAATGGGACTAGAGATACTAGTTTTACGACTAATACTGGTACAGGGGCTAATACTACTATTGTAACAATCGCAATCCAGTCTGACGGTAAAATTCTTGTTGGCGGTAATTTTACTGTTTGGAACGGCACGGCCGTAGGTCGTATTGTTCGTTTAAATGCTGACGGTACTAGAGATACTGCATTTACAACAAACACTGGTACTGGTGCTAGTGGTGGTGTTGTATCAATAGCAATTCAGTCTGACGGTAAAATTCTTGTTGGCGGTAATTTTGGTGCTTGGAACGGTACGACTGTAACCCGTATTGTTCGTTTAAATAGTGATGGTACTAGAGATACTGCATTTACTACTAATGCTGGCAATGGTGCTAATAATACTGTTCGTTCAGTCACTATTCAATCTGACCGCAAAATACTTCTTGCGGGTACTTTTACTAGTTTTAATGCTCTTAATCAATTCAGAAGATTTTTTGTTCGTATAGGAGGAGAAGACGCATCATGAACGATTACACACCAATAACAAAAGAACAGTTTTTAGAACAAAATCCGTTTGGAAGCATCTCAAAGCAAAACCCTGATGGTTCAATTACTGTCTTAACGCAACAGGAGTACGATGACTGGGTAGAGTTTTCCAGAGGAATCTGGGATGACGCATCTATAACAGAAGAAGAAAATGAATAATTACCCCCAACAACAGGAGAAGAATAATGTCCAATGTACAACTAGATGTCAACAAGATTGTTGAATCGCTCGTAAATCAGATTTCCCAGAAGGCCACACGTTGCTTTCCTGCGACGAACACCCGCAAGCATCATTTGGCTGGACGCTTGACGGGGAAACTTGGATTGCGCCGAGCCCTAATCCCGCCGAACTATGGCAACCAGAGTCCACCGCTCCTACGGAGTCTTGATGATCTCAATCATTACCCCGACCTATAACACCGACAAGTCAATCCTCGCCAGAACGTGGGCATCACTCAAGGCTCAGACGCTCACAGATTGGGAATGGGTTGTATGGGACGATTCCACCAATACCGAGACGTGGCGCCAGTTGTACGGTTTCTGTTCCGACGAGCGCTACAAGATCGCAATGTACAGATCGCACGTTCACTCCGGCTCGATTGGAGAAATCAAGCGCAACGCATTTATGGTTGCTAAGGGCGACATTCTTGTTGAACTAGATCATGATGACGAACTGACGCCGGACTGTCTTGCCGAGATCGCTAGCGCGTTTGAGGATCCAGAGGTTGGATTTGTCTACTCGGACTGGTGTGAAATTCTTGCCGATGGCCAGTCCGGTCGCTACCCAGAAGGTTGGGGTTTTGGCTATGGGTCAGACTATTGGTCTGACGAGTACGGAGTGTGGGTAATGTCAGCGCCAGAAGTTAACGCGGTCACGATGAAGCACATCGTGTCAGCACCAAACCACGTACGCGCGTGGCGAGCCGACGTCTATAGAAAACTTAACGGACACAACCCTGCGTACGTTGTTGCCGACGACTACGAACTTGTTGTAAGAACGTTCCTTGAGACAAAATTTGCTCACATCAATAGGCTTCTGTATAAGCAGCACGTCGGGCCGTCAACGGCGCAACGGCAAAGAAACGCGCTAATCCAAGACCTAGTAGCCGCTATTTCGTCACAATACAGTGATATGATAGACAGCAGATTTGAAGAACTAAACAAACAGACGGAGACTGAGTAATGTCAGACAACCTAGAACTTGATATCGACAAGATCGTTCTAAGCCTCACAAACCAGATAGCACAGCAGGCACAGAAGATCGCTATTCTTGAAGCTACAGTTGACGCGCTAAACAAGGCGCTTCAAAACAAAGAAGAAAACTAGTCTTTCTTCTTTTTCTTCTCGTTTTCAGATTTCTTACGAGAAGCATGATACGCGGTAACTGCGTTAGCACTAGTGCGACTTCTCCACGTAAACTCGCACTCCGAGCACTGCACAAGTTTCATTGTCGTCCATCGGCCGCCTTCAGGCGATGGCGCAACAATCACCGACAACTTGACTGGTCGAGCACCGCAGTACGGGCAGTTGGGAAACCGAGTGCGTCTGATCTCTTTGCCTTCGTGAGACAGCGACAGGGTGCGTCTAATTTCTGCCTCGTCTTTTCCACCCCAGACTCCCCAGATCTCTTTGTTCTCGAGAGCGTACTTTAGGCATTCCTTACGAACGTCACATTGGAAGCACAGATTTCTAGCATCATATTTTTCTCTTGGTACCGCAGAGAAAAAGTACGACGACATGTGCTTGTTGCTACGTTTACCGCATTCAGCTTCGTCCATCCACTCGAAGTCGCCTACACCTTTTGGCATTGAATCTCCACCCAGGTCACCTCGAGAACTTCGTCAACGTCATCTCCGTCGCGTGTCTCGCCGTCCTGGGCGCAGATTGTCATGTCGGTGTCACCGTCTACGCAGCCGGCGTAGCCAAGCATAGCGATAGCACCGTCTAAAAGTTTGTATCCTTCACCAAGAGAAACGGCAATCCCGTCTCTCTGAAGCGCAGATGCAAGAGCTCTTTTTACTACGTCGTTCTCGAGATCAACGTGCCCAACGGTGTAAAACGTTGTTAGATCTCTGTCAAAAGAGTCATAGTCTTCCCCAGACCATTCGACCCAGAGAGATTCACCAATTCTAGAATCTTTCATAGTAGAAAGATTGTATCTTGTCACGCGACGTAAGCGCGGTAATCTTGGCAGGATTATCTATGTTAGCGGACGAGACGCTGAATTAGAGGCCTTCTACAGGGTTCAAGCCACTACTACGTAGCCGTCTTGGTGCGGCCACAGGTACTCGTACCCCGGAGGGCATGTTCCAGTGTCTTCTGGCCACTTGAACTGCGAATACCATTCGTAGTTCTTGTTCAGTAGCGCGACACGGTGAGTTGAGCACAGGTTCTCAAAGTACGTACGGTCATGCATCCACAACGGCAACGTAATGTCACTAGATATTCTACCAAGTGACACAGCGGTGTCGTAGGTACGTAGTGTCTTCTCGAGGAGCGTAGACTTGTACCCACGAGACCGCCACTCAAAGTACGTAGCCGTGATGTAGGAGACAAGTAGCGTCTCATGCCCTCGCCACATCTTGACTACAGGGTGACTTGACCAGCCTTTTGGCGCACGGTCGTTGCCGTCGGGGTCAAGCCCGCACATATTGAGAAGACATTGCCACGCCTCAAGGGTCTGCTTGTGCAGGCGCTTGTTGTCAAGCACCGCGGCCGTTTCTTCAAACGAATTTGTAGATACAAGAAAAGATTGCATGAGTCACTCCGTCACTGTTTAGAACAATGATTATATCAGGACGGCGGAAAATCTTGTGACACACGCTTTTTATGTTATTCTTGGTAGAAGTTCTTCTTCACGAAGTTGCGGCTAAAGCCCTTGTCAGTGTCCAAAAGCCATTCGCGTTCGCCGATCAACTCACCCTGCGGGCCGTTTGGTTGACCTTCTAAAGCCGCCGCCGTTGCTTGACCGATCCATGTCGCCGCCTGGACGGCCACTGCCTTGCCCCACGTGGCCCCAAGAGCCGAGTAGTTGTTGACACTGACAAATTCCCAATTGTCGGGCAGACCTTGAATTCTAGCGGCTTCTCTGTGCGTGATACGGCGCGGCTGTGTCGGGTGCACGATGTGATCAAGAGCACTGCCTGTCATAACGTGACAGAACGAGTTCGCGTCCCAACGAGCCGGAAGCGAGAAACCCATGTAGAAGTCGTTTAGACGAATCTTCTCTTCCTTGGTGGCCCATGACTGCGGGAACGTGTTGTTGTTCTTCTCGACAGCCTCTTTAAGAGCAACGTTCAGCGCGGCCATAGGCTTCCAACCTTCGTTACCGAGAATGTCGAAGATCTCTTGGATTCTCTGCGACTCGAGGTTTGTTCTATTCATGTGGCCGTCGACGTAGCCGTCTTCATTTCTTAGATCAGCAACAAACTTCGACGGTTCAGCGTTGTACTTCTGTCTGTTCCACGTGATTTCAAGGTTCTCGAGATCTCCGATGACGTCGATCATCTTTGGCATTTCCTTCGGCATTTCAGCGTGCGCGCCGAAAGGCATACCGCTTTCGACAGCCACCCAGAAGTAGCGCATGCGGTACGAGAATCCACCGACCATTAGATTGTTGTGCTTAACGTGATACAGGTCGTATTTCTTACCGGAGAGCTCTTCGAGCATGTCGCGGTATTGATTCATCACGGCTCGGCCTTGCGTATACGCCTGCTGCACGCACTCAAACACGACCATCTTTGGTTTGATCCGGGCAGCGTACTTCATGAACGCACGCGTGTGCTCGTGGGCCTTAGCGTCGGGGCCACGGTTCGCTGGGCCAGACCACAGCGACCAACCAGAGCATGGCGGGCAACCAAGAACAACGTCAGCGCTCGTGTCAGGCCAATCGTTTGGGTCTTCAGAGAAGAACGACGTCCATTGTTCGCCAAGGTGTTTTCTATTCACCTCGGCAACCGGGTTACCAAAGTTAAGAGTGCCCGTTCGGACCGTCATATCGAGTCCGGATCTCACGAACCCGAGGCTCATAAAGCCAGCAAGACCGTTGCAGTCAATGAAGGTGGGATTGCTCATTGTTGTTCCTCGTTGTTGTCTAATGCGATGATAAACACTAACACGTATTACTTACTGACCTGACCTTTTAGACCAACTTCGTAGCCGCATGCGGCGTACCCCGCGATGTCTGTCCATGTGTCCGGTTGAAACCCTGAGTTGGAAGCATAGCGAGCAATCTTTACAGCAACCATCGCCATGGCAACGTCCTCGTTAGTAAATTCTCTGCCAAAGAGTACGCCCCAGATCTTGGCTATTCTTCCAAAGTTATCTTCAGGTCC